TGGGAGTGGACAAGGGTTTCGTCCTTGGTGGATTCGGTGCAATTGTGGGAAAAAATAAGTTTGCGAATCTCGCCAATAACTATTCCATTCCAGTCTTCATTAAAAATGGAGCCAAGAATGGAGTCATCGCCGAAGAAAGCGGCAGCGTTGGCAGAGTCAAAGTCGGTGTCTGGATAAATCCAGTACCAAATTTGACGGTGTTCAGCATCGTTGAGGAAAGTGTTGAAGGTGGAGGTCATGAGCGCGCCGGAAGGCATACGCGGACGAATGATAACAATTTTTCCCCAAATTACTGCTGGGAGCAACGTTGACACGAAAACGGCGACAATACAGTTATAGAAAACAAGTTCGTGAGGGGTGCGTAAAGAGAAGAAGCGCTGAAATTCAGTACACCAATTAGTCATGTAGTTAACTTGATAGCAGATGTCAAAGGCGCTAACATCGTGGAGGACAGCTGACGGGTTATCAGGGTCCATGCGGGTGCGGATTCGTTTGTAAAGGCGGGCCCAATCGTTGGAGAACGGATTGATGCCAAGTTGAATGCCAATAGAAAGATCCGTTTCGAGTTGATCTACATAATAAGCGGTGACAGATTTACAGAAGAGGGTGTGAGCAAGTTCTCCTGCATTAACATAACGGGTGTATTCAGCAAGCACTCGGGTCATTGGACGAAGTTCGTCCTTGAGAAAAAATGAAAAGAGTGCTAAAGGGGTATAGCCTTGGCGGGACCAGTGGTGCCACCAATAGAACCAGCGTTGGAGGTCAGGATGAATCCAAAGACCAGAAACGCCAGAATCTTTAAAAAAGGAAAGAGATGGAACGGAAGAAGGAAGTGAGAGATCGTCATACCAGTCAGGAACGCAAATATTGGAAGATGGAGAATTACGAATGATGAGTTCGGATTTGCGTATGGAATAGGTATTGTACGGAGCTCCAGATGCCTTTTGTATATCAGTGGAATGAATGTGGGTTCCAGGAACTCCTTCAATACATTGGGTAAGAGAAAGAAAACGGCAACAGTAGTCCTTTTTAAGATGTGAGGGAAAAGAACCTTTGAAGACACGGGGATCACTAAACACATTGGAATCGTAGAAATGTTTTCTACCGTCGAGCTTGCGCCAGGAAAGAACTTGGGCGCGTTTGGTAAGGGAAGCAGGAGCGGAAGTGGCAGGATACGGTGGTTCCAAGTGAGTGGTTCCAGTTTCAACAATGGTCTTAATCATGTTGGACCGATTAGAAGAAGAAACAGTGCGGTCAATGGAGTGGACAACACGTAAACCAACAGCTTCATCAATGGTGTCAGAGAAGACTAGAGGAGCGCAATCGCTTTGATAAAATTCATCTCCAGGAGGAGGTTTGTAATTAATACTTTTGGAAACGAGGGGTTCAAAAGCCTTAGCGATAGCGGTGTAATCTTCGCGGGTGAAGGGAGCAAATTGGGAAGTGTTGGCACGAGAGTAAGAGGCAATGTGAAATCCACAGATGACAATGGGGACGGAAGCGGAGGCAGGAACGTAAGGGGACATACAGAGTCCTTGACCTCCTTCCATTCCTTTGAGTTCAAAGTAGTCATCTATGGCAACCAAATCGGTTTTAAATGGGAATTTAGCTTTGGAAAGACCGTAGAGAATGGGAGAAGAAG